CTACCTGGTAGGCTTCACCACCTTCCCCACCCTGCGATACACCGTATCCGTGATCTGCTTGTCCGAGTGGCCCAGCAGGTCGCTGGCCTGCTCCAGGCTGTCGATGTCGCTGGCTGCCCTGGGCCGGATGTCACGGAACTGGAACTGGCGAATCCTCACCGCTAGCTCCTTGCCGTCTGGGCTGCCATCCTCCAGTGCCGCCTTGATCGCCGCATCCCTAGCGGCGTCCCAACGCACACGCAAGGTCCACTTGTTCAACGGGTAGCCTGCCGGCGTGGCCAGGAGGAACAGGCTGCGTACCTTGCGCGGCCGACGGCGGATGCGGTCCAGCACCTTGCCAAGCTCGGTGCGGCTGCCGTCATCCGCATCCAGCAGAATGCGGAGCTTGGCCTTGGTCTTGTTCTGCTTCACCTCCAGCGCGCCCTTGCGGATGTCCGTCTCCCGCATTTTCAGCACGTCCGCCGGCCGCTGCCCGGTCAGGTACGCCACATCCATCGCATCCTGCAGTTCTTCGGACGCCTGGGCGTAAACCGCATCCCATACATCCTGCTCGGCGTAATAGTCGCGCGGCGTTTCCTTGTTCTTGCGCACACCGCGCACGGGGTTTTCCCGCGCGGTATAGCCCCACTCCCGCGCCATATTGATCACGTGCGACAACAGCGATATCTCCCGATTGGCTCGGACCTTGGCCGTCCGCTTGTCCCGGTACTGGGCAATATGCTGCGGGGCAATGCTATCCACCGGGGCTGAGTCAAACACCGGGCGCAGCTGGCGCAAGGACAGCAGATTGTCCTGCTGCGTCCGCGGTGCCTTGCCCGGGATGATTTCCCGTTCGTAGCGATCAAAGATGAAGGCCATCAGGCTGGTATCCACGGGGGCAGGCTTGCACTCGTACTCCGCCCACTTGCGCTTGGCCTCGTTCAAGTCAGTCCCCAGCGGGTACTCCTTGCGTCGGCCCTGATCATCCCGGCCATCGTAGTAGTAGCCCACCCACTCTTCGCCGCTCTTCAAGCGCCGCCGGCGCTCCAGCATGCGCGGCGGTAGATGCCGACGCTTCGTCGCCATGCTTACCTCACATTACCCAAATCCGGGGACCACTGCTCGCCCCCGGCAAATTTGCTAGGATTGATGCCTGCCAGCTTCAACCTTGCGTACAGCCGCCCCACCACGGGCTCGCCGGCACGGTTGGTGTAGTAGACCCATCGGTTGGCATCCAGCCACGCCACTTGATCGCGCTTGCGCGCGCCGCCGGTGATCGTTACCAGCTCTTCAGCAGACAGCGTCTCGCTCGAAATCGGCATCTCGAATACAGGTCCCATGGCGTCCTCACATTTCCCCGTCCCACTCGTCAATAAATCCCATTGCGGCCTGCCGTGCCAGCGCCGGCGTCAGATGCCAGCCGGCGAGCGGCACCCCGCCCACCACGGCCTGGTGGAAAACGCTTACCGCCGCCGGATCTCCCACCTTGGCCAGACCGTTCATGACCGCCTGCTGGCGGGTTTCGATCGGCTTGCCCTGCAGATACGCCACTCGCTCGGAGGGCGGCATCTTCAAAAACTGCTCAAAAGCTTGCGGTGCTTGGTTTTGCATGTTGTTCTCCAAAAATGAAAAGCGAAGTCGCTATGGAATGTCGAGCTTGATTTCCGGCGCCGCGGACATGCCCAGCGCCTCCAGCTTGTTCAGGCTGATCGCCACCATGTGGCCGATGCGCCTGCGGTCTATGGTCTTCTCCACGTCGTCCATCATCTCGCCGTTGCGCACCGCCACCACGCCGCTGGCCAGCAGCTGGCTCTTGAAGATGCGGCCGGTCTTCACCGGCAGGCTGTCGAACTTGGCGCGCAGGTGGTTGGCGGTGGACAGGTGGTCCATGATGTGGCCAGGCCGCAGGTACAGCAGCCAGTCTTCCTTGCCCTCCTCGTCCACGCTCTCCTCCCAGCAGTGCGGGTAGTCGTAGCGGCGGGCGTCAAGCTCGGACAGGGCGATTTCCATGATGCGTACCCACGGCAGGCGCGTGCCATCGGTTTCGGACAGGTGGCTGTTCATCTCCGCCAACAGGTCTTCAACAAAATGCCCCTGGGCCACGTCGATCTCTGCAAACTCGCACAGCAGGTGCCAAGCGGAGAGGATGGCGGCGTAGTTCTCCATCATCCGGTTGCTGGTGGCGTCGGCATCGCCAGCGCGGCTGCGCGCCTGGCAGTAGCGCAGCATTGTTTTGTGGAGATCGCGGATGCGCGCCGGCTCCACGCTGGCGAGAAACTGCAGCCAGTTCCACACCGGGAACTGCGGCAACTCGTGCGGGATCATCGGGCCTTGCTTGGCCACGGTCAGCTTGGAGCGGCAAACCTTCGATTGCAGGCTCTGGATATCCACCTCCTCGCCGGCCAACAACACCGGCGCGCACATCAGGTATGGCGTCAACGCCGCGCCGATCCGCGTGAACTCGAAACGGTATGTGCTCTGCAGCAGGCCATCGATGTCGGTCAAGATGGACTTGGGCAGCTTGGAGAATTCATCCCACCCCACCGGGTTGGTCGTATAGGACACCGACGCCCGACGGCGGTGGTCGGTCTTTAGCATCTGGCCGGACAGCACCTGAAAGGAAAAGCTGCGCTGCATGCACTCCATCAACTTGGACTTGCCAGAGCCTTTGTCCGCCTGCATCTCAAAGTGCGGGTAGAAGCCCAGCAGCATCTTCAGGTGCGCCCCCAGCGTCCACACCATGGGAATGGCGGCGGCGTTCTCCTTGAACGTCTCCTGGTAAGCCGCAATCACCTGTCGTGCCGCCTGCCGTCCGCCGCGGGGGAAGGACAGGTTGTGGTACAAGCACTGCCGGGTCGGCTCAGTGAAATAGCAGTCGTTGCCTTCCAGCGCTGCCAGCTCTCCATTGCGCCAAGCCAAGCCGACAAAGTTGACCACGTCGCGTGCGCCAATATCGGCGGTGCGCTCCAGAATCGAAATCATCCTTGCGAACTCCTTGGGCTTCCAGATGTAGCCGAACCGGTTGCCCCACCAATCCAGGCTGAAAATCTTGTCGTCGGTGATCACCGCCCGCTGCAACGTGTTGCCGTGCCGCGCCACTTGGGCGCTTACGCCAAACACCGTTTCCGGCTGGTTGTCCGGCGTGCCGTTGATTGTTGCCAGATGGCTCTGGATGCGCAGGCGGCTCAAGCCAGCTATGCGAAAGGCGCACAAATCGCCCATCTCCTCGCTGCGTTGCTTGTTGCCGTCGTCATCCTCACGATCCTTGAATTCCTGCACGTACTGGGTGAAGTCGTCAGTCTGGCGAAATCGCCAGTACACATTCCAGTCCAGATTGGGCAACCAGATGCGTCGCCGGCCGTGCGCCTCGTCTGCGCTGCAAGCCGGGTTGCCAGGTATCAGCCACGGCTCTGCCTTCTTCAACCTTGCCGTCAGCTCGGATACGCCATGCTCTTGCAGCACGTCGTTGATATCCTCTCCCTCCTCCCACTCCAGCATGTCAACGAAACGGTTGGCGATATCCAGCGCCGTCAGCCGTTCGTTCAGCCGCCACGCCGCCGCCAGGCCCGGTCGCTGGCCGGTCTTCTCGCTTACCTTGTCGCTGTGGTCCAAGGCGATCAGCACCTTTTTGCCGCGCAGGAATGAAAAATCGATGCTGTCCACGTTGGCCGTGCCGCGGATGGCGTAGGCCGCCGTCCCCTCCGGCAGGTGGCAGCTCTCCACCGACAGCGCATTGACCGGCGACTCCACGATGTAGACGGTATGGGCGCGCTTCAGCCGGTGCAGGTCGCTGTACCAGCCGTAGCCGCTTTTCTCGCCCTGGCATTGGGTTTTCACGCCGCCGTTTAGCGCCGGGTCTTGATAGCGCAGATCCACCGCCACCACCCGCCCCGGATTGAGCGTCCGCACAATGAAGGCGGCCGCCGCGCCGCCGTGGCCGGGTTCGCCTGGCGCCACCTTGGTGGACGTCCATTCATTCCAGCCTATCGTCTTGCTCTTCAACGCCCGCTGCAGCGCCTCTTCTGCAATCCCCCGGCCGCGCAGGTAGTCCAGCACCAGGTCAGTGTTCTGCAGGCAGCGGTCGGCGATCCACTCCTCTGTGGACTTGCGGGTTTGCGCCGCCGGCGCGTCCGGCTTCGGCATCGGGATGCCGAACCAGTCGCCCAGCAGCTTGGCGGCCTCCATGTGCTCATTGGCCAGGCCGGCGTAGATCACCAGGTCGATCGCCGTGCCGCCGTCGCCGGTGGTGTGATCTTTCCAGCCAGCGCGGCGGCTGCCGTTGGCGTCGTAGATCGACAAGCTGGGCTGGGTCTCCTTGCGCGCCGGGCTGAAGTAATTGCCCTTGCTGCCGTGGCGCTTCATGCCCAGCCGGTCGGCCACGTCATGCAGGTCCAAGTCTTTGAGGCGAGCGAACCACTCCCCCATCCGCGGGTTGTTTGATGCCATGGTTTTGCTCTCTTACTGGTAGGCAGGTGCGGCGCCGGCAAGCGCCAGCTCGGCGGCGATGGCCACCTTCACGCCGTTGTCGTGGCCAAACACCACGGCGCGCAGCGCCGGCAGCGTGGCCATTCGCCAACCGGTCACCGCAACGGTGGCCAACCTGGCCACCACATCGGTGAAATCCCGGCTATCCAGCTCCACCGGCGCGCCGCCGCCGGCGTCGATCACCGCGCAGGCTTCGTCCCAGGGAACGGGGCAGCCGTCCACCAGCCCCAGCAAGCTGCCATCCAGGGCGTGCAGCGGAGCCACCGCCACCAACCCATGCTCGGCCACGATCGCGTGGCCAAAGCTGCGGAAAACGCGCCTGTCGGCGGAAAACGGAAGAAGAGTCTTGATATTTGCCATTGCCACACCTGTTTGATTCAAGCGCCGATCAGATCCAGCTGCGCGTACTCCTCGTACACCACGCAAAACTGCGCCACAGCATCGTCGATCGACAGGGGTTTGATGCGTTCCGGCAGGGGAGCCACCCCGGCCAGAATCGGCCATTCGGTATCGTCGCGCGGCATCAAGTCGCGCCGTTCCGTTGCCAACAGCGTCAAGTCCGCACGGCGGATCGCCGCTCGGTCTTCATCGCTCAGCTGCAGGCCAAAGCGGGCCTCGATCGCCTCGGCCACCAGTCCCTCGGCGTACTGGTAGCTGGGCAGAATCCGCTTGATCGGGCTCACCACATCGCCCACGTATGCTTCGGTTGCGTCATGCAGCAAACCGGCCAGGCGCAGGCGGCGCGGCAGCACAGCCGCCACCCGCGCCGAATGCTCGGCGACGCTATAGAACTGCCGGCACGCGCCGCCAAAGCGGCACAAGTGCGCCAGGTGGTGGGCGATGTCGTGGATCTCGATGTCGCCCGGCGAGGGGTGCAAGATGTCAACGTAGCGGCCGGAAACGGTCTGGATAAGGGCGGTGGTCACTCTCGCTCTCCCCTCAACTTGTAAATCTTCCGGCCGCCGCGCTGCGTCTCCACATGCGCGGCCATGCCGGCCATGATCAGTTTCTGCACCAGGTACGCGGCGCGGTTCTCGTGGATGCCCAGCGCGGCGGCGACATCGTTGCGGCAGAAGCGCCGGCCGGCAAAGCGGCTGCGGATTTGCGTCATCTGCGCCACCTCGCGGTTGGGCACATCCACCACGGGCGCCGCCAGCAGCTGCTCGGGCGGAATGGACATCAACATGGCGGCCAGGCTTGGAATGGCCGGCGCGCGGCCTGCGGCGCGGATGATGCGCGGTTCGTCGCTGTAGCTCATGGCTTTTCCCCTTTGTTGAGCAGCAGGATGGCCCCCTGCTGGTGATCGATCGGCGCCAGCATCCAGCCCGCGCCGTTTTTCACCGGCGTCAGCTGGTGGCGCTTGCAAACGCCTTCCAGCTCGCTGGCAACATTCACCGGCGCGTGCAGCCGGATGAAGGCGCTGGCTGGCGGCAGGAAGCAGGCCTCAGCCTGCGCGGCGGTGTCGTGGTTGATTGACTCGGCCACGGCTTCTACGCGACTGAACAGCGCCTGCTGACGCTTAAGCGCCGCCAGCGTGGCCACGAAAGAAGTGCTGTAGTGCTCCAGGGCCTGGGCATAGAGGGAAGCCATCACCCCGCCCTCCTCTTGCTGTACACCCTGCGCAGCTGCGCCTTGGTCACGCGCTGGCCACCGGTGCCGGCTACAGCGTTCATCGAATCTTCCAGGTCTTCGCGGCTGGGGGTCGTGTACATCGCGGTGCTGTTGAGGGATGAATGGCCCAAGGCGCTCTTGACGATCAGCAGCGGCTCCGCCGCGGTGCTGGCGCGCAGCAGGTCCATGGCAAGAGAGTGGCGGAACCAGTGCGGGGTGACTTTCATCGCGATGCCCGCCTCTTCCGCCCAATACGCCACGCGCATCTGGGCGGCGCGCTCGGTCAGCGGCGCGCCGTGGCGGCCCGGCACCAGCGGATCGCCGCCTTGCTGGGACGGGTTCATGTTGAGCAGCGCAACCAGATGCGTGCGCAGCGGCTTGGTCAAGTACACGCTGTGATCGCGCTTGCCGCCCTTGCGGTGCGCCGCCGGCAGGTAGAGATAGCCGGTTTTCAGCGCGTCCCATGCATCGGCCAGCGTGATGCTCAGAAACTCGCCAATCCGGCAGCCGCTGTAATACAGCGCGCTCATCAGGTGGTAATCCCGCTGGGCCAGCGGATCGTTGATGCGATAGGCCGCGTTCAGCAACTGCTGGCGCTCGGCCGGTGTCAGATAGCGTTTCATGGTTTCCTCTCTTCTTTGCCAGTCAGGCGGTGGCGGGCATAACAACCATGGCGAGGTCCGCTCCCACCTCCTCGGCCGCATCCACCACAACGTGGGTTGGCGTCACGTACTGCACCCACAGCAATAGGCGCTTGCCGTTGACAAACAGCTGGATGTGCTCGTCCGGCAAGACTTTCAGGCGGCAAGGCGGCCTCCCCATACCCATGCACTCCACCTCCAGCCCCTGCTCGCCGCGGCAAAACTTCACCGAAGCGCTATCGCCGCCACCGTAAATCACAGCATCCTCGCCAAACACTAGGCGGAACCGGCCGGTACGGTTTTGATAGCCAGGGGTAAACAGCTGAATCAGATTGCCCATCACGGCCTTCTCCTCAATAGGGCCAGCGCGGTGCGCGTGATGCAAATCGCCAGCGCCGGGTTTTCCATCGCCCGCTCAAACGGCTGCCGCAAACGGGCGCGCTTGTGCGCCATACGCAGCGCCTGCTCCGTCAGTTCTGCGCGATCGGGCTCCAACGAGAGGGGCAACTGCCCCGGAATGGTGGTTCTGCAAGACATCGCCCCTCCCGTCTGGCTTACAGCCCAGGCAGCTGCAACTGGTCCGCATCCTTGCCAAGCCAGGCCACATCCGGCAGCGGCAAGCCCAAAGACAAACTCACCTGACGCAAATCAGCCATCAGAGCTTGCCGGCCAAAAGCGTCGCGCAATTTGGTCAGGTCCAGCACCAGTTGCCGGCGTTGCCGCAGCAAGCTATCCCGCTCGCGAAAACCCAGCTGGCGCGGGCCAGCAAAGCTCCAGACAAACTCCGCCACCGCGGCTTTCATCTCGTGCGCCTTGGGCTGGCCGGACTCCATCACCATCAGCAGGAAGCCGATCGGGTGATAGACACGGGTCTCATAGTTTTTGCCGTCAGTACCCGTCAATCTGACGGGTACTGAATGGGCTTCAATGTGCAGATTCCGCTCCAAAATCTTGTCAATCGCCTTTTGCGGATCGGCATACTCCAGCCACTCCCCCACCGCCCGACGGGTGGCGTACGGCACGCCATCGATGAAGACGGTTTGCGACAACTCGATTTCGCCAAAGGCGAATGGCGTGGCCTGCGTAACTTTTTGCAGCATGGTTCTCTCTCTTTCACGGAAATGGCCTGGCGGCCGGGGACACACCCCTCAAACCGAGGGGCACACCTGAGTCTCTGAAGGCTTCACCACCAGGCTGCCAAAACGGTTGCGCAGCTCCACGATGGCGGCGATCCACTCCATCAGCTCGCAATCCACTTCGTTGAATTCGTCCTGGGTCACGATGCCGTCAGCCAGCGCCTCGTTCATGGAGCGATGCACATCGCCGCCTTCGGCATGAACCTTGTTGACCAAATCCAGCAGCGCGGAGTCGGACACGTTATCCAGCCGCGGCAACTGGTAACGGGCGCTATCGAACAGCCGGCACAGCGCATCCAGCGGCGACAAGTCGCCAGTAATGCGCAGCACCTGGATGAAATCGTCCAGCGTGGTTTTGTGGTGGTGAGCCATGGGTGCCAGCTTGTTGGTCAGCACGCCGGGAGAGACGCGCATGACACCCGCCAGCCTTGTGATGCCAAACGCCTTGGCCGAAAGATGCAGCATGCCGAATACGTCCGCCGGAGCCGGCGTCTGGCTTGCCGCCACTGAAATGTTCATTTGTATTAACTCCTGTCGATTCCCACTTGTCGCGAGCTAAACAGGCGCTGATACTTGAGTTGCCACACCGTAGTTATCAGCACCATCCCGCGCCGCCCGCACCTAGCCCGTGCCGGCGGCGCAATCATTCGTCTGGATAAAGAATTTTGGTGACGGGAATGTTCAGCACCTGTGCCAAACGCTTCGCCAGATCAGGTGATGCGTTGTCTTTTAACCTCTCAAGTCGGCTGATATGCCCTTGAGAAACCGACACATGCCTTGCCAATTCTGGCTGGGTCATTCCCATACGCTTGCGAGCCTCTCGCAGATGGCTATTCATCATTTTATGCCTCACAAACATTTATGTTTGATGGAAATATGTTCCATAGACATTTAACTGTCAACAACAATTTGCATTACGCAAATATGCGCAACACACATAAAATTCAAAAATGATTGGATCTCGAATCAAAGAAGCGCGTAAGGCGCGCAAACAGTCTCAGCAATGGCTAGCGGACGAAGTAGGTGTTCTCCAGTCATCGGTCAGTGCATGGGAGATTTGTCGGAGTGAGCCCACGACCGAAAATCTGTCACGCATTGCTCAAGTGTTGCGTGTCAGCCATGACTGGTTAGCAACCGGCCGGGGGGATATGTACCTTACCGCTTCGCCTATACAGGCAAGCGATCAGATGCCGCTCACCGCTGATGAAACTGAACTCCTAGATCGATACAGGTCCTTGAACGTCAGCCTTCGACAATCGATCATGGCCATCCTACGTTCGCTTACTAAGTAGCTACGCATGATTGGCAATCGGATAAAAGAGGCCAGAAAGACGCGGAATCGCTCTCAACAATGGCTGGCAGATGAGGTCGGCGTAACTCAATGCAGCGCATCCTTATGGGAGCAATGCAAATCCGAGCCGACCACTGACAATCTATCCCGTATCGCCTTGGCCTTACACGTCAGCTACGACTGGCTAGCCACGGGCCGCGGAGCGATGGAGTTGAGCTACGTGCCGTCGGAAATTCCGGCGGCAGAGTTCCCGCTAAGCCCAGACCTGAAAGAAGTCATCGATCTATTCGAGCAACTGCCCCGCGCCAAGCGCGCCATCCTGTTGCAGTTCATGCGAGACTGGATCAGCAAATGAAGCCCGCTCTCGCCCTCTTCCTCGCCCTGACGCTGGCCGCGCCGGCCACTATGGCGGCCAACCCCCAAGGCGACGCCAAAGCCCTGTTGGCATGGCTGCACAAAGCCCGCGTGGACGTGAACCGAGCAGGGAAATCCGGGGATAAAGTCGCGCTGCAGCGGATAAAGCGCGATGCGTATCAGCGCTTTCATGCGTGGCCAGATGATGCCCGACACGCCGACTACATGGACTGCCACTCTGCGGTGACGGATATGATCGGCTTCCTGGAAGCGTACGAGCGCAAGGATTACACCTGGCGCGACAGGAAGCAGCGCCATTTTCAGCAAGATCTGGCCAGCTGCGAGCGCGCGGTGAAGAAGTAAGCCAGGCTGCCACCCGGCGGTGAAACATCAACGGAAAAACTGGCATAAAAACCTCTGTATTTATGCCGCGAAATTTACTCGCCGGCGTTGCGCCGGTAAATCGCACTTCTGACATCCCGCCGTTACGGGCATTTACCTACCGGTTACAGCCTCCGGCCGCAGCTGGAATAGCCGGCGCACCAGGTCAACACGGTTCCGCGCGCCATGCACCCCCCTGATCCGGTTGATTCTGGCCCGCACCGTGCGCACCGAAATGCCTATGCTGCGGGCAATCTCGTCGTCCCCATGCCCGTGCAGCATGAACTGCAGGATGCTGCAGTCTCTCGCGTCCAGATCGTCTATAACTGGCCTTTCGGACAGTACGCGCGCCACGATGTCGGCCAGCCTCGGCGCCAGGCTGGCCAGTAGCTCCGCTGTCACCGGGTCCGACTCCACAGCCTGCCCGGCCAGCGAAAAGATGATGCGGAACTGGCCGCGTTGCTCAATCCAGCTCACGCCGTGGGTCAGCTCCGCCTCGGCCGCCACCCGCAAAAACGCTCGCATGCCGGGCTGACGCTCCACCTTCAGGGCTTGAGACCAGACAACCAGTCGCCCCGGCGGGCTGTTCCACACCGGGTCCACCCGATGCGCGCGGATGCGTGCGTACTCCGCCGGCCACGACTCCGGCCAGCCGACATTGCCCAGCACCTCGGTTGGCTGCCGCGCCGCGCCAGCCACACCGACCACCAGCAACGCGCGCGTGCCAAACGGCAACAGCCCATGCCAGGCCACCACCAGTCGCGCGATGCCCTGCATGTCATTCACCTGCGTCATCTTGTCGAGCAGGGCCAGCATGTGGCTGGTAAGTCGGCTGATGTCCTGTATCTGCATAAATTCTCATCGGATGTTCTCTCTGTTCTAGTGGAAACTACGTAGAAAAAAACCCGCCGGGGAGCGGGTTTTGTCACATTACGCGGCCGGCATCACGCCGGCGTGGCTGGCCAGTCAATTTGCGTCGGATACCCCGACTGCCCCGCGACCCGCGATAGCTCAACCCGGTAGCGCCGCCACGCGGCCAGCAGTTCGGCCTCGGCCGGCGTAGCCATCGCCAGATCGACGGCATCCTGCAGCGGCACAATGGCGGCGTCGGCCTGGGCGCGGCGCGCGGCGATATCGGCCTCGGCCGCGGCGGTTTGCGCGGCCAGCTGCGCGGCTTTGTCCACCACCCAGCCTTTGCCCTTCCACACGCCGAACGACGGCGGTTCCAGCTCGGTGGCGGCGAGGCTGTCCGGGGTGTCGCCCAGCTGCGCCGTCACCGGCTGCGCGGTGGTTTTGCTCCACAGCGGCGTGGCCCGCCAGTCCGGCACGGTCTGCCAGCGTCCGCCGTTCAGGCAGTGGCTGGGCACGCTGCCGTCGTCCGCTCGGAACACGGCGGCCTCGCGCTTGCCGGCTGCCGGCGGCGCGGCGTCGGCAGCCCAGGCGGGGATCAGGTACACCTCGGCTTCGTCCAGCGGTGAGCGCATGGCGGTGGTTTCGCCGGCGTACTCGCCGGTTTGCGAACTGTAGCTGTAGACGGTCTTTTCTGCGATTTCGGTCATGATGGCCTCCGTCAGATTTTGATGCAGGCGAGCAGTGCGACGTTGCGGGGGCGGGCTTCATTGCCGCCTTGGCCACTTGTCACCCCTTTGACGATGTTTGCCGGCCCGGGGAGATTCGTCGTATCGCCATATGAATAATTGTCAAATTCAACCGCACTTCCTGTAACTTGCTTAAGAAGCACGCCATTGGGAGCGAAATCGCCGTTTGGCACTTCAACGGTGCGGCTGGACCAGATGCCCCAGCCGTGTTCGTGGCTCTGGTTCTGGCCCGACTGCGACGATCCAAACGCGCGGCTCGAATCAACCCCTCGCCCATCATCCCACCCCCGCACAAACTCGCCGCGCAAATCCGGCACGCCGAACGTCGTTTTGCCGTCGCCCGCGCCGAAGGTGGTGCCGATGGCGGCAAACAGCGCGGGATAAGCCGCGCGGGACAACAGCGCGCCGTCGCATTTCACCCAGCCGGCGGGCGGGGCGGTCATTGCGAAGTGCGAAACTTTGCCGGGCGGGGCGACGACAGTAGAGATGCCGATACGCTGCCATTGAGACCACTCGCCAGTCCCCCACTTCGAGCGCTGCAAAACCCAATCTGCAGCAGTGCTTGTATAGCGCTGCAACAATCCCGAAGAATCGAGGGACGGCAAGACTTCCAACATGCCATAAGTCGGTGCATCAGGGAAAACGCTGCGCGGATGATTGCTGCCGTCAAAAGAACCGACCGCGACCGCGTACACGCCGTACAGGGTCAACGAATTCCAATCCAACCCAACACCTGCCGGCGCACGGCCGCGCATCGCTGCAGCATCCGAAATCCCATACCCCGCCAGCGTCGTCGGTGTGCCTGACGTGATTTTCGACCAATCCAGCCCCGGCACGTCAGCCGGCTGCATCTGCCGGCCCGCCGTCACCCGGCCCATCGCGTCCACCGTCACCATGCCGTACGTGCCCGCCGCCGCGCCGCTATTGGCCAGCGCCACGGTGGGATTGCCGGTTACGCCGTCGCCGTTGCTGACAGTCACGCCTTGCCCGGCCACAATCGCACGGCGGGCGCTGGTATTGCCCCAGGCCAACTGCTTGATTGCCTGCAGCAGCTGGGTGTTCTGGTCCGGTTTCAGGGAAAAACCGGCCCCCTCCACCACGCTGGCCATCTCTTCCTGCACCGCGTCAAAAAACTCGAAGCCTGGCGTGGTTGCCGGGTTGCCGGTTTGCGGGTCGCCCGGGCCAAAACCGTGTTTGCCGGCCCCGAATTTATCTTTCACCGGGTTGCGGTCTATCCCTACTCGTCTCATTGGTTTCCTCCGTAGGCAATCAATACCGTGCTGACAGCCGGGGCCTCCCGGTGCATCACGCAGTCGATCATGGTGTCACCCCAGGTGCGCAGCGGCTCATCCACCGTGGACTCGGTGGTGGCGTCGATCACGCGCGCGCCGCTGGGCAGGTTCAGCGTCCAGGTGTGCCGCCAGCCGATGTCGTTCAGCGGCTCCTCACAGCTCATTTCGCAAGTGTGGTAACGGTGTCTGGTGATGGTCGCGCCGGGGTAGCCCAGCGCCGCCGCAAGGCCAAGGAAGCGCGGCACGCGCGCGCCGCCTGCATCGGTGAGCTTGGCCACCACCGCTTGCTGGCGAGCCAGCAGCGTTTGCTCGCCCACAGTGCAAGCGTCCGGCAAGCCCAGGCTGGCTTCCCACTCCGGCAGCAGCGCCACGGCGCGGCGCGGGTCTGACTCCTGCAGCAGCTGCTGGGCTCGCGCGTCGATGGCGGCAAACACCGCGGCATAGCGCTGCGTCAGGTCTGCCAGCTCGCCCTCCCCGGTCTGCATTGCCAGCCCCGGCGGCAGCAGGGCCGCCAGCTGCCGCTGGTAGCGGTCGGTCACAGCCATTGCACGCTCCCCATCACCGCCAGTTCGCCCACGCCGCAAACGATGTCCCCGGCCGGGAGCTGCAGCTCGTGGTCCCACTCGCCGGGAACGCCGGAAATCGCCTCCGCAAAATGGGTGCGCGGGATCGTCACGCCGTCAACGGGCAGGCTGGTGCGGCCATCCGCCCGGCGGACAGGCGCGGCTTCGCTGGCCAGCACGCCGGTCAACGCGGCCGTCACCGCCTGGCGGATGGCGGGGGTATCCGGCGTCAGGCGGATGCGGAAGTTGACGGGCTTGCGCACAGGGGCGAATACGAAAATCTCGCCGAACGGCGTGCCGGTTTGCTCAAGGTGCGCCAACACGGCGGTTTGTTCGGCCGCATCCGGGAAAATGTCGTCATCGCCATCGCGGACGAAATAGACGCTGATGGTGCCGTTGCCCAGCGCCTTGGGCGCCGCCCAGGCACGAGTGACGCCAGGCACTTCTTTTGCCCACGCCTCCCAGTCGCCGGACTTCCCCACCTGCCCGCCATTGCGGCGGGCTTCCATCACACGCCCGCGCAAGTCCTCGATTGACTCCAGATCCGCGCCGCCGGACAAACCCGGCGCGTCCACCACCAGTTCGCCGTTGATGCCTGGAACGGGGTTGACCAGCCGCAGCTTGCCGCCGGGCTCTGTATTGCCGGCCGCGCCGGGCTGTATGCAGATCAGCCGCACGGTGGCAGTAGCCGCCGCCGGCAGCGTCACCCCCTCAACCACGGCAAACAGCGCGCCATCGGCCCGCTGCGCTTGTTCGCCGCCGGCCAGCGATGCCGTGGCCGCGCCGGTTACGGTTGCCGTGCCGGCCGCCGCCGCCGGCGGCTTGCGCCCTTCCGGCAGCCAGATGGCGGCATGCACGTTGATCAGCACGTCGTCGTCGCATTCCATCGGGTGGATCTGGCGGGCAATCCAGTCCTGATGTCCGTACAAACTGTGTTCCGCGCCAGCTAGCGCGCGGGCCAGAGGCGTGAACAGGTTGCGGCGCAGCGGCTCGCCGCCTGCAGCCAGCGTCAGCTCCGCTTCATTCCGGCGCGAGATTTCGGCCAGTGTCGGGCGTGGTATCACGATTTCACCTCCAGTTCCACGGCGTTGCCATCCATCACGATGGACAACAGCAAGGTTTCGTTGCCCACGGCGCTGGCGCGCACGTCCAGCGAACGGGCCGCGCCGTCGTCAAGCATCCACTGCAGGGCCTCGCGGGCGTAGTGTTCGGCGTCGCGCAACGTCTGCGGTACGTTCTTGGCCCTGCTTGCCAGCAGCCACAGCCTGCTGCCCCAGCGGTCATATGGCTGATCCGCTAGCACATCGCCCCACCAGCCGCGCGGGTCGGCTTGCTTGTCTTCCGGAAGCGCGCGGGCATCGCAAAACAGGGACAGCACAATGGCGCTGTCGATCGGATCGGCAAACAGCGTAAGCGGCAGCGGCGCGGACAGGTCTATGGCGAGTTTTCGGGTAGTCATACCGGCAGCCCCGTGTTGCCGCCGCCCGGCTGCACGCCGCGGTGGGCGTGGTTGTCCAGGGCGATGCCGTTGGATGTGAGGCGGCCGCCGCTGTGGATGAAGTTGCCGTTGAATGTGCCCGCGCCGGTGCCGTTGATGCCGGCTTTGTAGGTGAGCAGCCCGCCCACCGTCGCCGCCTGGCTAAAACTGGCCAGCGGCGTGTTGATGTTCACGCCTTCGCTGGCGTTGACGATGAAGCGCTTGCAAGTCAGCGTGGCGTTGCCCTGCTCATCAAACAGGAACAGCACGCCATGCGCGTTGTAGGTGGCGCTCTCGCCGGGGCTCAGGCCCTTGGGCCGGTGCGCCTCGTTGTCCACCGCCACGGCCACCAGGTGATTGCGGCTCCCGCCCACGGCCACCATCACCGGCACGCTGCCCGCCGGCGGGTGGCTGGTGGCGCCGAAGTCCTGCACTCGCTCCACATCGTCGCGGGTTTCGCCGTCCAGGGCGGACACCTGCAGCAGCTGCAGGCCGCCCGCGTCGTTGACCAGATGCACGATGCCGCGGGCCACCATCAGGCGAAGTTTTTGCAGCGGGTTCATAGCATGCTCCAGTCTTCATCGTCTTTTTTCTTCTTTCGGCCTTTATCGCTCTTGCCAGACGCCAACCCTTTGCCGCCGCTATGGCGCGTCGAATTCAGCGATGCCGTGCGCACCCCGGCCAAACGGTCAAACGCGCGCGGGTCGGCGATTTCCAGATCGCACACCGTGCCGTCGTTGGCGTTTTTCAGGTAGGTCACACTGGCAATCAGCATCTCGGCGCTTACCCTCAGCCGCGGCGAATTGAGCGTCACGCGCTGACCCGGCGCCCACAGCGGGCCGGCGTCGCCTTGCTGCCGCCAGCTTTGCACTCGGATGGTGGCGCGGTTGGCGCGCCCGCGGCGCACCGTGCATTCCCACGTCGCCCGCTCCCCGGCGCTGGGGCCGTGGGCATCGTCTTCCGCCAGTACAATCAGCGGCCGGTGGCGCGTCACCGTGCTGTCCTTGGCGCTGCCCTTCACCGCGTGCTGGCCGTGGCCGCGCCCCTGGCCTTTGACGATGTAGTCGCTGTAGCGCTCGCGCCAGGAAAAATTGCCGTCCGCCCGCAGGATGTTTTCGCCCTCGGCGAGCGCGGTTTTTGCGCGCTCCACGCCGGGCAGGTCGATTACCAGCCTCCCCTGGCCGTCGGTCCACATCATCAGCGCGTGCAGGCGCGCGGCGCGCTCCAGGCAATCAAACACCGTTTCGCCCTCCTCGATGTTGAAAGACGCGATGGGCTTGTTTGCCGCTCCAGCGCGCGGGCCCACCACCACGGCAATGCCGAAAGGCCCCAGCAGATCGGCGGCGATGCGCGCCAGGCTGGCCCCCTTCCACTGCCCGGATTTGTGGATGGCGCTGCAATCAACCAGATCCGCCGTCTTGTCCCGGCCGCTGACATGAAACCAGGTGCTGGTGGCGTCATAGCCCGGTTGGCAGTCGTCCACATACCCTGTCACCACCGGCATGCCGTCTATCGTCAGCACACAGAGCTGGCCCGGCATAATCGGGCGCGGCTCCTCCTGCCCCGGCCAGCGCTCGGTCACCTGCAAACTGAACTGGCCGGACACCTGCTCCAACCCGCGTTGGATTTCGATTTCCGTCCAACCGCCATAAATCTTGCCGCCCACGCGTAGCTCGCACACATCAGCCATGGCGCAGCACCTCCAAGTTGCCAGCCGGCACAAAGCCGGGATGGCGCACGCCGTTGCGCGCCACCAGATCGCTGGCAGCGTCCACGCCGCCAGTGGCTTGGTACGCCACCACCAGCGCGGGCAGCGTGGAATGGGTAGTGATCAGGTCAAGATCGGCCGCGGCTGCCGTGCGCGCGGCCAGCGTGTTGGCCACGGCCAGGCGGAGCGCTTGCATCGGCGGATACAGCGTGTCCGGCACGGTTTGCAGCTCGGCATTCAGCGCGTCCAGCAACTGCTCCCGCGCCACCTGCACCTCTGCCTTGCTGGAAAACTCAATGCCTGGCAGGCTGCGCGCCGCTTCGATGATCAGTGTCCGGCGCACCAGGGCGGACATGGCCGGCGGCATAGGCGGCAACGCGCCGCTGGAGCGGTAGGGGTTCTGGGCCACGCCGCCAACGTCTCCGCCACCGCTGCCGCCTGAGCCCCCCGCCCCCGGCTGGCCACTGCCGGCCCCGGCCGCCACCGCCCAAGCGGGCTTGGCGCTGCCTGCCACGTAGGACGCATTGGGAATCATGGTCTGGTACGGGTGCAGCACATCGCCACGCAACAGCTTGCGCCAGCTGCTGATCCCGGAAAATGGATTCTTGAGCTTGCCCACCAGAGACTGGATACGGCCCTGAATACGGCCCACCAGCGCCAGCGGCGCGTTGATGATGCGTTGCACGGCGTTGATGATGCGGTCGATCTTGGCCAGGGCCGCGTCCACCGGGCCAAGATAGCTCTCCAGTTGGGCGCACACCTCCTCCACCATTGCCGCCGCTTCCTCCGCCAGCCCGGCAATCTCGCCCAGCCAGTCATCGGCAAACGCACCCTCCGCCGCCTGCTGCGCGTCGTCGGCAGCGGCTTCAAGCTGGGCGTCCGTGTCGTCGCTGGCATCCGGCTCCAGGTTCTGGCCGGCCTCCACAAATGTGAGGTCCACCTCGATCAGCCCACCCATGGCCTGCGGGTAACGGATGCGCGCTTTGCCCTCCAACTGCACCAGGTGGCGCCCGCGCCACGGGTGGTCCAGCGTGCCGGGGCCGGGAGCTTCCAGCGCATCGATCAGCATCTGCAGCTCGCTCTCGGCATCCTCGCCCAGGAAAATGGCCGTCAGGCTGAAGCCGCGCGCGGCTCGGCCCAGGTCTTCTCCGTACGGGTCATCCCGGTACGGGTATTCGTGCAGCACGCTGCGCCGCCCCACTTCGGCGCCGGCATCGCGCACACGGAAGCTCACCCTCTTGAAGCTTGCCAGCTGTTGGTCGGCCATCAGCCCGCCTCCTGCATGGTCTTGCCCACCTGATACTTCAGCCGTGGGCTGGCAGGCATCGCCTGTACGGTGGCGGTGGTGCCGGGCGGCGTTTCCACCACGATTTTCATGGTGCCGCCCAGGTCGGTTTGCTTCACCTGCTTGATCAGCTCTTCCGTCACCTGCTTGTTCTGCAGGTATTGCTGCACCCAACGCTCATCTTCCTTGGCATAGCTGCCGACTTGGTACCAAGGCTTGTATTGATCGCGGGCAGCCTGCACAACGTCCGGGCCGTATTTCTTGTTAAGGGCTTCACGTAGCGCGTCGCCACGCAGAAGCTCTTCCTTGTCCGCGTTCGGCGTATAGAACAGCTCACTGAGCAGCGTAATAAACGAAGCTATCCGCAAACCAGCGGATGCCATGCCCGCCTTCGTTGTGGCCATCGCCTGCTCTGTCGGCGCGCGGTATCCCAGTTGCGCAGACAGCCCCGGCTTGGCAGCTGTCGGCGCGGGCTGCGCGGGCGCGCCAGACGTACGTCCCCCATTCTTTCCCGTAAAATAGGCGTATGCCCCTTGGCTGGCGATAACGGTCGCTGCGGTAGAAACGACAGTCAGCGCCTCAGAAGCCACCGTCGAAACCGTGGGGTAATCGCGCGCAAGCTGGGTGAGCATCACCGACGCATCGCCCAGCGCCTTGTTGAACGACGACATGGCCGACTGCTTGGCAATGTCCCCTTCGTTCGACAGCTGCTTGGTTTTGAAATCGTCGGTGCTGGCGATAACGCCATAATTCAGCGCTGTAGAGCCCTCAGCATTTTTTTGCGCGGCTACAACCTTGGGGACCAACGGGTTGCCGTCCTTGTCGCGGGCATACAGATAGCCCACAAGCGCCATGAGTGCTTGCCGGTCCTGTATCAGCTTGCCGACAGCGGAACCATCGGTAATGTTCTTGATGTCGGATAGCGCGTCATTTGGGTTTTCGCCCTTCGACTTGGCAACCAGCAGACGTTTGGCCACCGCCTTGGAGGCGGGGTCTTTCTTGATGATTTTGTCGATCACGCCGGCAAAAGCATCCAAAGCATCCACCCCGTTCTTCCGGGCCATGATCAGCTCTTTGGGCAGGTTGATGCCCAGGCGTTTCGCATCCTTGATCGTGTCTTGGCTGTTGATCTTCCCCAAGAGATTGACCAAGTTGTTGCCCGCCTCATCTTTGGTGCCGGCGGTGATTGCAGCCGCTTGGTTCGCCGCCAGCAGCTTCTCAAGGCCCAACATGCCAGACATACCTGCGGACTGCGCCGTGGCCATCTGCGCGGGCAGCCATTTCGCCATATTTACAGGCTCAAACGAGCCTTCATTGCCGGCGACAACCACCTTATCCAGAGCAAGAGGAATTTGCGCTTCTGGAATCTTCATGGTCTGCATTGCCCGGATGGCGATGGCCGCAGCATCCGTGGGCGCCGTGCCGGTACCCGTGGAAAATTTCTGGATATCAGGCAGCAACCGCATCGCTGCCTGAATATCCATCGCGCCGCTGGCGATGATGAAATCCAGCGCTTCAGCCGCGGACTCGCGATTACCGCCCCCTTTCCGGACGGCCTCTTTGATCGCAGCATCAAGCTGAGTCATCCCCGCGCGCCGCTCGTCAACCGACTTCCCCTCGGAATACGCGGTATTGGCCATCATCGCCAAGCGACGCTCATACCCCATAGTCTGCTTGACAGGCTCTTTGAGCGCATAGCCAGCGGCCACGCCCCCTACAATAAGGCCGCCCGCCTGCTTGAAACGCGACACGGTGCGCTCCAAGGTAGTCATCTGGTCTTGTGCCGCCCGCATCTCACGGCGAAGCGCGCCAAGATCGCTCAGTACGCGGCCAAAGTAACTGGCGCGCCCGGCCTTGGCCAAAGCCTGGCCGATGGCACTGCCCTGTTGCGTGGCATCGCGCCCCGCCGTCTTCAACGACCGGCTGACACCTCCCAAGCTGCGGCTAATGGCGTCGCTTTCTCTGGCCGTAAGCGACCCGGCATCACGCATGGCTTTCCCATACCAGCCGGTATCCGCGGTAATCCGCACGCTGAGTTCAAGGCTATTCGACATCTTTACTGTCCATGCTCAACCGTGAGAGGTAATGATGGAAACGCCACGGAGGGAGCTTCAGAATCTCGGACTCGGACAGGCTGGTCTTGGTAAGCAACAAGAACACCCCGTCCCACAGCCCTAGCTGTCGCTCCCGTCGCCTTCCCCCTCTGCTTCAAGCGCCTTCAAGCCATCAACCAGCAAGTTGAAATCAGGCACCGACAGGGGCGAGAACATATCCAAGGTGAACGGCCCATGAAAGCTGCCCGCGCGCACGGCCACCTGAGCAATCAGCGCGGCCCGGAAGGTAATGCCAGCCGATGCGGGGGCGTCATTCTCGGCCTCCATCATGTCGCCCAGCGTGGGCAAGCGCAGCTCGATGTCTTTGTGGACAGCGCCGCCAATCTTCAGGCCATGCTTGAGGGTTACGGTTTTGGTATTCATGCCAGCTCCAGGTGTTGGGGAAACGACGCATCAGCGCCATGCTGGCATTGTGGGAGGGCTTGAGAGATGGGATAAGGGGGGGATTTAGCGCACAATGCTCGCTTCATAAATCACGGAGCAAAATATGCGATTGGTTGGACGGGGAACATTCTATAGATCGGCCATAGCTGTTGGGCCTACCTCTCTCGCAATATTGGTGCACTTCATCACCATGCCATTCTTGAGCGAGGAGCTTGCATTGCCAATCATGCTTCTGAATGTCACGGTTTACCTGCTCACCTGCTTCGCCGCGATTCATTTTGTGTCCCGCCAGGAAAAAACCAAGGGCAATCTCCTGTTTGGGGGCATTGGCTTGATCTTGCTGGGCGTGTTCGCTGCGGGGTTCAGCGCCACCACCATCCTAAGTCTGCAAGGACTTATCGCCGGTAACCACGACCACTTGGCCGCATTTGGAAACCTGCTGCAAAACATCTACTTGTACGTGTCAGCGGCGATTGGCGGCGGCATTGCCGGCGCTGCTGTCTTTGCGCCCGAGGATAACTCGCTACCTCCCGTCAAGCCTGCTCAAGCTAAACCGGCTACAACAAAGGCGAAAGCCGGCGGCAAGCCCCAGCAGAGCAAAGGCAGACACGGCTAAACGCAGAAAAGCCCCGCAGATGCGGGGCTTTTGCTTTCCAGCTGGCGCGCTAGCTCGGCGGATCAGCGGCCTTGCTCCTTCAATTTCCGGTTCTGGAACTCGGCATAAGAATCCAAATCGTCCATCTGCTGCTGGTGCCACTCCACCTCCGTCACCGGCGGATAGCCCCTGTTGCTTCTGAGCCTCTCGTTCTTCTTGCGCTGGGCGGCGAGGTCAAGGGTGAGGCCGTAGCGGCTTTTTAGCAGCTCGGCGGCGGCCAGGTTGCCTTTGCCGAACTCCTTCACCAGCATTTCCAGAAACGGATCACGGGCCGGGGGCGGCGGGCTTACGCCCGGCTTGATGGCCATGCCGGTGGTCCAGTACTGCCACAGCGCCTCGTCGCATTCGTTCTGGTACGCCACGATGCGGTCGCGGATTTCGGGTTTCACCTTGTTGGGGTGGATGGTCATCAGCCAGCCGGCCAGCTTGCGCAGCGGCATGCACAGCATGTCTTGCTCTCCTCCCTGGGAAGGTATGGTGATTATCACCATACCCCAGCGGCCAGGATTGGCTGAAACCTTCGTATGCTGGCTTTTCCAATCCAACCCCATGCCATCTACGATTGGTTTCATCGGCGTGTACGGCTCGTTATTGCGCTCCACCAGGTAGAGCGTGGCGCCGCGGAACGGCACCGGGGCAAAGTTCAGCTGTTGCATGGCGCGACCCTCCTCGCTTTCACGCTGCGCGCTGCCGGCTGCGCCTGGCAATTGTCCAGCAGGAAGGTGAGCCGGTCGCGGGTCAACTCCACCGCTATGATGGCTTCCAGCATGGCGCGCAGGGTTTGCGGGGAAAGCTGAAGGGTAACGGCGTGGCAATGCGGCATGCCGTTATTGAAGATGGCGGCGCGGAAGTCGTCGGGGAGTTGGTTCAGGTAGAACTTGGCACTGTCCGCGCGCTTGTAGGCGCGACGCGCCTCACGGATGGGGTCGATGCTGGCCATAATGGCCTCCTGTATGTCATTTTGAGTTCTGCCCCTTTTGAGAGGGCGGCCGGGTGCTCAAAACCGCATACAGACGGCGGGCGTATTCCCCTTACGGGTATTGTATTAGCCGCACACCCGGCCATAGGACGCGCATTGTCCCACAAAATGGGCCAAGGCAAAAACTATGGACGCAAAAAAACCGCAGGGCTGACGGGTGCGGTATCCGCTGTATGATTTTGAGGTGTTTTGAGCACCGGATATGACGATAGCCCGCCGGAGCGAGCTGTGTCAAGCAGAAAAGCGAAGTTGGCAGGCATGAGGTTTAATCAGTAACGTATCTGGGCCACTATTAACACAGCCCCTCCAAGCGTTATCAAACCATGCATTTTCCCCTCCGCATCATCAGTAATTACTGGATAGGCCTTAGCTTTTGAAATTAGCGATTTCCGTAAAATCAAATATACCGGAAGCCCAATCCAAAATAAAAACATCACAAAAATAGCCCATCCAAAAGCACTCAAATTAAAGACGCCACCACCATACCCGATTTTATTCTTCACGGCATCATTAAAAACCCAAAGAGAAAAAGCAATCACAATCAGATTAAAAGCCAAGTACATAGGCCCTCTCACTTGCATTATGGTAAATTTTTAATCGCCGCACACTTCAATCAAACTGGAATATACAGCTCAATCTGACTAACCAGCATCTCAGCATGCTCCGGACTGCACTCACACAAGCGCTCAATCAAAACTGACTTATTCCCACTAACCGGCAAACCCAAAAGCCTCAACTCCTCAACCAGTCTCGATTTGTCAAGCGCATGATCAACACACTCTTGCAACGTAGCCTTTCTGAATAATCCAGCCTTTTGAAATTTCCGCATTACCAATGCGCAGCCTTGAATTTTCTGCTCCCAATAGGAATTGCACGGGAGAGATACCTTTTTCTTCAACCGCATTTCATGCAAAAATTCTCTCTCCAACTCAGAAAAATCCTCGCTAACCATTTCAGATGGCGCATCACCAGGGAGAAAGAGTGCATAACTGTTTCCTTTTTTAATCCTAACAACCTCCCCAATCGCCTCCGCATAATAAAGAACGTAACGCTGGTCTTCCACGCCAAATGCGGGCACACTTCCATATATTTTTGCCTGAATGCAACCAGGCGTTAGTTTTATCTGACTTAGCAATGCCGGCAATATTAATTTATACAGCGGATCGCTAGCTGCAAATTGGCACATCGCCAATTTGAACTGAGCCTTTAATTCCGGGGTGGATGTGCGATGGGTTTCCCATGCAATTGACCGCAAGACCTGTCTCGCCGCATTCCAGTCACCTACGCTTATTTTTCTACGCACCACTTCAATTAGATCAGAGCTACCACCTTCATCAGCATGACGCGAGACCGAAGCAGGCTTAAAAGATACTGTTTTCCTTGGAAAACAATTTGCAGCCACTTTATTTTTGTAGCGAATCAGCATAAACGAAAAGGCTGAAATACCAAACAAAACAACCGAAAACCACACAGACCCAATCCAGCTGAACAAAGAAGCCACTGCAAAAACTATCAGCGCCAGAATAATTATCCAGCCATTTCCCGTAGATAATTTACGCGCCACTTCACATTCTCCTCTAAATACTTCACACATATGCCCGCACATTTCATGTGCGAGATCGCAAAAACCGACATGCTATTGTCCAGAAAAGCGAAGTGGACCGCAAAGAAAAAGCCCTGTCCGATTGGACAGGGCTTATTATATCCACGACCACTCTTAAGCGTCTGTAGCGCAGCGTTCCAGCGTGGTTCTGGCCGTTGTCGCCGTTCCCAACCCAAAGGTAGCAGTAAGAGTCATAAAAACAATCACTGCGTATCTGGCAATGGGCATCTTGCATATCTCTTTATAATCCTCACGAAGAGATTTTAGCGCCCCGCGAGCATGTTCGATTGCAAATAAAAAAGAGCCAATAACGACAGAAAACCAGCCAAGCAGAGAGGTTTGGATCACATACCAAATTACAATTCCACTGGCATCAGCTCTCACTGAGTTAGCAAAATTTACTAACCCCTTATCTAGCCCAGCATATTTAATACTGCGAGATTGCTTAGCATGCTTATCGGAATAGCAAAGCTGCATCACAAAACCTAAAAAGGTGATCTCTTCCGTATATCGCAAATAGCTATTAATCAAACCCCTCAAATCTCTATACAGATGATGATTCAAGTCATGGTGATCTAAAAAATACTGACGGACAGATTCGCGCAAGTCAAACAACTTGTCGCGTGCTCTATCACGCAAGGTTGGCTTAATCATGAAATGCCAAGACACCATCAACAAAAGCAAACCAAGTCCGAATAAAAATAGTTGCATTATATTATCTCCTAACTTGGTGTTTCCCCCGTAGGGGTTAGACCGGAAGAGGTGCGGTTAGGTTCGCCAGCCTCCACTTCCTTTTGATACTTACTCTTTTCCTGGATAGCGCGCTTTTTGCCGCGCCGTTCAAATTGGTACATGGTGGTCATTGCGCAACCCCACACATATCCGAGTATTGATCCAAGGTCGGTAGCCTTCACAACCTCAGCAATGGCTTTAATTGCTTCTGGCGAGCGCTCATTGAGCAGCACCCCCAGCCCAGCGAAAATGAAATAGATTCCACCAAGGTACGTTCCAGACTTCATGGCGTGAACGATAAGCGTACCGACAATTTCCCAGCGCTTGATCGACATCGACTGCCGGAACTTGTCATGCTCAAATTTCAGCTTGGCCAGCTCAACCTTCTCGCTCATCCTCATCCCTCAGCATAGGCTACTAGGGGCGGGATTCTCTACGAAAAATGCATAATCTGCAATACAAAAAAGTTCAGCGCCATAAGTACTGGTGCAGACAGAAGAACAATAAAGCAGAACAGCAGCTTGCACCAGATGCATAAGCTACTTTTGGTGTAAAAATAACCCCAGCCGAAGCTGGGGTTCAGAGGCAGCGCCACACCGCCGTGAGAGAGGTAAGTCCGGGAAGCTATCTGTCGCAACACAGCCAGTATGCCGCACTTCGCCTGGTGCGTTACCGGGGGGATTCAGACCAGCTCGGCCGGCTGGCCGGATAGCGTCACCTCCACTTCGTTGCCCTTCAGCTCCACCTCCCCCACCGTGTCTGCGCCGCGCGCCAGGTAACGCTGGCCGCTGTCGGTTTCAAACAGCACCGTCACATCTGCCAGATTCTGCAGCGCCACCACATCTTCGTCGGAGGCGTGCGGGATGGTGAATTTGATTTCAGCGCCCTTGATCTCCTTCACCGCCGTGCCGCAGTAGCCGTGCACGTCGTTTACCGCTTCCTTGATCTTGCCGCCCGGCTTGAGGCTTGCGCCGGGCTTGGAGCGTTTGCGCTGCCCGTTGAGGGTGACGTAAACCATTCCGGTCATTTGTGCCATGGTGGGGGTTCCTTACAGTCGGTACTGCACGGCGGCAGCGAAGGTCACGAACTGGTTGACCAGGTTGGGCGGCAGCACAGCGTTGACGCGGTCCACGTCGGCGGCGCTGCGCGACACGATCAAGTCTCGCTTGAACTGGTCGGTGTCTTCCACAATGCCGGCCTGCTCCAGCTCGCGGTGCAGGGCTATCAGCTCGGCGCGGATGATGGATGGCGTCACCAGGTTCTGGCCCGGCGCAATGTTGATGCCGTCGTCCGCCAGCTTGTGGCGCGGGAAGCGCAGCGCGATGCGGGAGCGCACGGCGTAGCGGTAGTAGTCCGCAGTCCACTTGGTTTCCAGGCGCAGCAGGCTTTCGTCGTCGATGCCGAACGGCGACTTCTGGTAATTGGTGATCACCCGCTCCAGGTACACTTTGCCGCCGCTGTCCACGGTAGTGGAGCTGATGCCGTCGCGCAGCAGCAGTTCGCGTTCATTGCGGTTGAAGCGGTCGCGCAGCCGCGGGGCCAGCACGCCCGGCACTTCCACGCTGCGCAGCGGCAGCGCCGGGTCGATCGCGCCATGGAATTCGCACACGCCGGCAAAGGCGGCGGCCATGGCCGGCGCCCAGGTGGGGCAGCCCTTCAGGCCCCAGGTGGTGACGTGCGGGCTGTTGCGCGCCGCGCCCCAGGTGGTGAGCGCGGCATGGGTGCCCACGCGGGCGGTGAAGGCGTGGCCGGTGCGCATGTTCATGCCGCCCCAGCGGCCGTCCATGTCCGCCTCGATGGCGGCCAGGTTGGCGCTGTCGGTGTAGGCGCAAGCGATGCTGTAGTACCAGTCCTCGGCAATCGTCGCCAGCGCCGCGCCCACGTCCGGGTTGCCGCTGCCGCCGGCCAGGTTGACGCAGGCGGCGGTGATGCCCTCCGGCAGCGCGTCTTCGTCGTAATAGGCCACCGACACTTCCATGTCGTTGCTGGCCTCCCCTTTGTGGTAGGCGGTGATGGTTACCTTGCCGGCCGCGGCCGCGGCGCTGACAGGCAGGTCCGGGTCGGCGGTGATAGCCGCCGCCAGCTTGGTGGCCAGCACGGTGTTGGTGTCGCCGATGCTGGCGCCCACGCGCACGCGCTCGCCGCCAACCCAGGCGGCCAGCGTGCCGGGCTTGGTTACCGTGCCGGTAAGGGTGATGCTGCCGGTGGCGGCCACGCCGGCCGGCAGATCGTCCAGCGCCACGGCGTACACGTCGATCAGGCCGTAGCGCTGTTTCACCGCATCTAGTGCGCGGGCCATCACATGCAGCATGGAGCCGCGGCCAAACTGCCCCGCGGCATCTTCGGCGTTGAGGATGCGGGAGGGCGTCAGCGCCGGAGTTTTGCCGACGGCAAGACGCTGGCCCAGCACCAGCAGCTTGCGCTCCATCTGCGGCAGGCCGCGCAGCGCCTTGGTGTGGTCGATTTCCACATACACGCCGCCGGTGCGGATGCCCACCGGGATGGACATGAAAGTGATGTTGTCGGGCATGGGTTATGCCTCCTTCTTTGCCGGCTTGGCCGGCGGTTCATCGATAACTTCCACGGCGTCGCCATCGGCCATCCGGCGGCGGTAGTAGGTGGTCAGCGGCACCGGCTGGCCTTCGGCCGGCAGATAGCCGCTGCCATCCTCCAGCCGCACCAGCAGGCCGTCAGCGGCCGGCTTCAGCTTGATCAGCTGCATGTTTCGTCTCCAGGGTGAGTTCCGGCTGGCTGGCGCGGTAATCGCCGTTCAGCCACTTGTGGTGTTCCTCGCGGGTTTCATGCGGGGACAGGTCAATGTCGATGTGCGTGCCACTCAGGTGGCCGGGCTGCAGGTTGGGCGGGTACAGCTCGCCGTCGTCGCCGGCGGCGTCGTCTATCGGGCCGCAGCTCACATCAAGCGCCACCCAGCCATAGGGGAATTCCATCTGGCTGGAAAACCGCGCCGCCCGTGCCTGCAGGCGGGGGACGCCTGCGCCAGGGTTGCGCAGCCATGCCACCAGCTGGCTGTACAGCGCCAGCTCGGCGGCTTCCACATCGTGCGGCAGGCTGCTGCGCTCATGCACTTGCACTTGGCCCACCACCTTCAGGCTCAGGTTGCTTTGCCAGTCATCGGGCTGGATGTCCGGCATCAGCACGGTAACCACGCCCTTTTCCAGTTCAGCCGGCTGACGCCGGGGGTGGTCTACAAAGTCGGGCGAATGGATGCGGCCGGGCAGAGCCGCCGCCAAGCTGGCGCGGAGGGCGGCCAGGGTACGGGCGGCGGCGGTCATGGGCGGCCCTTCATGTCGAATTGGCGCTCGACCAGCTTGTCCAGCTTGGCCCCAATATCCTTCAGCTCCGCCTTCACCTCGTTGCTCTGCTCGCGCTGGCGTTCGTCCTGCTGCCGGTCAATCACCGCCTGTTGGGCCTGCTTCTCTTCCACCACGGTCAGGCGGCGGTCCAGCGTCAGCATGAACCCCAGCAGCGTGCCCACCAGCGCCAGAGTAGTCAGCACGTCGCCCAAGTTGATGCGCTTTTCAAAGTGCCAGCTGGGCGCGCGCGCGGTTTCATTGGACATGGCCGCTCTCCTCGATCTTGATCAGCGCGTCCCGCTGCGCCGCTAGTTGCCGGCACCACGCGCCGTAGTCGGCGACGTGGGCAAGGAGGTCCGCGCGTGATACCCCGGAATCAGCAGCCCCGGCGGCGGCGTCTGCCGCGTCAGGCTGGCCGGCAGCGGCGGCGCGGGCATCGGCGCGCAGGCCAAGGGCGGCGTTGTAGAAGCGCAGGCCGTCAACAGACAGCAGGCCAGCGTCAGCAGCGCCGACAGCCGGCGCGGGGCGTTGTGCGGCATGGGGAATCCTCGCTTTCAGTTGATCGCGGGTGGCGTCCAGATCGGTCAGCGCCGCATCCAGCCGGCCGGATACCGCCGCCAGCTGCTCGGTGCGCGCTTGGTAGCGCTGCAGCGCGGCGGCGCTGTCGCGCTGGCGCTGTTCAGTCACCTGGGCGCGGTAGGCGGCCAGATCCCGCTGGCCGGCAGTGCGGCCGATGTCGTAGCCAAACCAGCCCACCGCCGCCATGCACAGCAGCACGGGCAGCGCCGGCCACCAGAGGCGCAGGCGTTGAAGGAAAAGCTCAGTCATCGCCATCCCTCCCGTCCGGTAGCGCGGCGCCCACCAGGCCGGCCAGCGCCAGCCCGGCGGTCACAATCGCCTCTTGCTGCTGCGGCGACAGCATCAACCCGCAGGCGGTGGCCACCAGCACCACGCCGCGCCAGGTGGATGGCTCGCGCAGGCGGGCCAGCAGGTAGCGTTTCAGTCGTTTGCCCATTACTGATACCCCCGCGCCAGTTCGAAATGGGGAAACTCGCGGAACGGCGCCCCAGGGCGGCCGTACCAGTTCAGCCCCAGCTCCATGCCGATGCGGCCGGCGGTTTGCCACGCGGGGTGCTTGTCGTCCCAGCAAGGCTTGCCGGCCACCAGCGGCACGATGTCGAACGCGCGCGCGGCGGGCCGGCCCTGTATCTCGGCGTTGTGCGCGGACTGGCCGGCGCGGGCGTTGGTGACCCGCGCGCCGGGCTGGGTGCGGCCCTGGGCGTACAGCTGGTTCTGCTCCGCGCCGCTGCGCCAGGTGCAGGTAATCAGGATATCCAGGCCTGCGGCCCGGCAGCGTTCCAGAAACTGGCGCGCCAGCGGCTGCAGGTCGGGGTGAAGGTCTTCTATCTTGCGGCTGGGCATTTCATGCTCCGTAGCTGCTGCCGGTGAAGGCGTAATGTCCACGCACGCCAATGGCGGCGCGCACGCCCTCCGCCGCGCCCTCGCGCAGCATGGCAAACAGCCGGGTTTGGGATTTATCGAATGCGGGGCGGACAAAGGGCTTGGCTTCGGTGCCGTGGTCGCGCAGGTAACGCGCCAGGCCAAAGGCGCGGCGCTTGGCCTCCCGCTCGTCCAGCCCGTGCTTGATGCGCAGCCATTCGGCCAGCGGGCGGGTGGGCGGCAAGCCGCGATAGCCGGCTGCCGTGCCCTCTTCCACCTGTTTGGCGTAGCGCACGCCTGCCAGCACGTCCCGCGCCATAGGAAACGGCCGTTCGGCATGGATGGACTGGATCAGCGTGGAGAAGCCGATGCTGCCGTTCTGCCGCAGCTCGCGCTGCATGGCCCGCGCCAGATACTGTCCCGCGCGGCCCACGTAGCGCTCCATGGTTTTGGCCATCACTGCCGGCGCTTTTTCAAACGCGCGGCGGATCACTTCATCGTCAACCGTCACCTGGCCGATCATTGGCAGACCCTCCGTTCAAATTCGTCCATCAGGACGGTGTGCAGATAGGCCGGCGTACCGTTGCGCGGGGTGGCGCTGATACCGTCCCGCAGCTGGAAGGGCTTCACGGTGTGCGAGATGGCCAGCTCGCGCATGGCTTCGGCCTGGGCGCGCAGCAGCACCAGCGGCTCGTCGCCGGGCGGGATGGTGCTGCCGGTTTCGTCCAGCCGATGGCGCGCGCCGTAGCGATACGGCGCAGCGCTGCCCAGCAGGCTGATCTGCCGCGCGGACGCGGCCGGCATCAGGTACAGCACGCGCCCGCCGGCTGCGTCCATCACCCGCATGTCGGGCAAGCGCCCCGGCCAGCCATCGTCCCAGGACTGCAGCCGGGCTTTGGCGTCCCGCCCCCAGTCAAAGCCCTGCACCAGGAGCAAGTCCGCCGGGCAGTCGTACACCACCCGGCCCGCCTGCAGGCTCAGTTCCGCAAAGCGCGGCAGCGGCCGGCGGCGGCTGTAGTCCTCCAGCGCCACAAGGATCAACCGCTGAAAGTCGGCGTTGTCGCCCGGCTGGCTATCGATGGACGATGCCGCGGCCTGCAGGCTGCTGCGCAGATTGGCGGCGAAGGCGGCCAGCGTGGTCATTTCTTGCGGGCCTTGGCTGCCGTGGACGCGCCGTCGGCGCCAAGCTGCGTGTCAACAACGCTCACCTGGCTTTCGCCTTCGGCCAGATCCACGCCCAAGACCACGGGCGCGGCTTCCTGCCCCGGCTCGCCCTGGGCGGCGCTGGCCAGCGCCAGCAGGCGTTCGGCGACGGCGGCCAGCACCTCTGCGCGCTGGCCGTCTTGCTGCTCGCGCTCGCCCAGCTGTTCCAGGTCCTCGCGCGCCAATACCGGCAGGGTGGCCAACAGCTCATTCAGCGGGCCGGCCAGCAGCACGTCCACGATGTGCGCCGGCGCGTCGTCGTCCAGGCCCAGATCGCCCGCGGAGAAGTCCGGCAGCAGGCTGGCGTCCACCTCGCGGATTTCGCCCGGCGGGATCAGCTGAGTGCCGATAGTCTTGTAGTGGTCGGTGTCGTTGTAGAAGGGGATTTTCATGTGTCGCATCCGGTGATGCGGCCCGCCGGCGGCGGGCCGGCTGGGTTACAGGGCCGCGCGGGCGGAGCTGGAGTACACGATCACGCTGGTGAAGCGGTTGCGCACCGGCTTGGGCACGGCGATGGCGTTGTACTCCTCACCGTAGGCCGCTTTCTTGCCGATAGGCTGGCCGCTGCCGTTGGTCAGCTCGAAGGGCTCGCCGGTGACAAACGGCTTGGCGATGGTGTAGCCCAGCACATTGCGCTGGCCCATCAGGATGCGCTCGTCGCCCAGGTCCACGCCCGGCGCGTTGGTGCCCCAGGCCGGGATGTCTTTGATCGCCGCCAAGTCGCCCTGGGCGTTGGTGTCGCTGCCGTTGCGCTTCATGCTCGCCACAAACTGCTCGGCGTTGCTGGCGGTGTCGTTGAGGGTGGGCGACATCAGCAGGAACTCCGGCTTGACGTATCGCTGGCCGCTCATCATGGCCTTGCGCTGGCCCACTTTCTGCAGCAGGCCGTTCAGCCATTTCTCTTGCGACACGCCGCCTTGCGGGTCCAAATCGAATCGGGTGACGTTGCTGGCCGCGGCGTAGCTGACGACATTGGTGCCGGTGCCGGCCGGCGCCACCGGCTGGCCGGACTGGTCCACAAATTGCAGCGTGCCCAGGTTGAAGCTGATCACGCGCCAGTAGATGCCAGCCGGCTGCTTGCCGCTGCCGTCCCACTGCTTGATCTGCACGGAATTGAGCGTGACGGTGATGGGGTTTTCCGGCAGGCCCACGGCGTTGCCTTGCAGGTCTCGCGCCTGATACGGACGCACCACCGGCCAGCTGGACAGCTTGATCAGCGATTTGCCGCCGGTCAGCTGGGCAGTGATGTTTTCGTTGGAGATCGGGATAGCCAGGTAGCTGTCCGACGCGCGCTGCAGCTCGTTGCAGATGCGGCGCGCCACCAGCTCGCGCAGCACGCGGGCGTTGCTCTCGATGTTGCGAGCCAGCGCATCCCAATTCAGAGCGGACGCGCGAGTGAAGAACTGCACTTCGTTGGTGATGGACAGGGCCAGTTTCATCGGCGTGATGGAAACGGTATCCATTGCCTGGCTGATGCCGGCAAACGGGATAGGCTGGCTCTCGTACACAATGCCGTCGTTCATCACCTGGCTGATGTCGCGCAGCTCATACGGGATTTGGGTGGTGGCCGCGCCGGAAAAATCGGTCAGCGTTTGCACAAGCTCCAGCACGTTGAGATCGGACAGCGCCTCGCGGATCACCTCGCGCACAACGCCAACCGGCAGCGCGGCGCTGCCCACGTCCATGGTGCCCTGCCCTTGCGCCAGCATCTTCAGCTCGGCATCCAGCTTATGGCCGTGCAGGCGGTCAAACTCGGCCAGCACCCTCTGGGCAAACGGCGGCAGCACCGCCTTCGGGTCCAGATGCAGCTGGCTGGCGCTGTTGGAGCGCGACAGATGATCGCGGTACACCTCGCTGAGCTTCTTGGTGGTGTCGTTGACCACCTCGATATGCGGGCTGCCTGCCGGCGCATAGCCCAGCGCGGAAAGCTGGCGGGCGGCGGCCACGGCATTGGCGTTGTCGATTTGCATCTGCGCCAGCGCCCGCACCTGGTCGTCGGTGGTGTCGGCGGTGATCACGCCGGCGGCGGCCTCTGCCAGCGCCTTCTTGGTGGCATCGTCCAGGCCCGCGGCGGCATGGATGGCATCCGCCAGCAGCTTGCGCTTGGCTTCGGTGGTTTCGGCCAGTTGCTTGGCGGCGGTGTCGCGCTCGGCGAGCGCCTTGGCCACGGCCGCGCTCACGCCGGCCGGGTCCATGCCATTGCCGACGGACAGCTGGATCACCGGCGCCGGGCCGTTTGCCGGCAGCTTGGCCAGCTGTTCGGACAGCTGGACGGCGGCCTGCTCCAGCTGCTCGCACAGCTGCTTGGCCTGGGCCTCGTCGGTGATGCTGGCCAGTTGGGTTTCGGCCAGGGTTTTGACGGCGGACACCGCCTGTTCGGAAAGTTTGCGCGCGGCCAGGGCTTCCAGCAGCGCCTTCAGGTGCTTGTTCATCGTGGTTTTCGCCTCGGAAAGAAGGGTTCGTGCCAGCTCCGGGTGGAGCAGTACGGGGATGTCCGCGCCGGAATCACACGACAGCGCGACGGGGTCCAGGCGCTTGATCACCGGACGCACGGTGAGGCCTGCACCCAGCAGGACGGGGCCGTGGAGCCGGCCCTGTTCGTTGTCCTGCCAGTTTTCGGAGAATTCAGCGGAGAGATAGCGGAAGCCGCGGGCCTTGACCGCCTCGCGGCCAAAGTCGGTCCACTCCACCAGCGCGCGCAGCCGGCCGCCCTCCACCGCCAGCCGGAGAATCTTGGCGGCGGCTCCGTCGCCGGGCTTGTGGTCTACATCTAGGAAGATATCCGTACCCACCACGCCGGCTTCGAAGTTGCGGACCATGGCCAGCAGCATGTCGCGGGTGATCTCGAAACGGCCGTAGCGAGGATCGGTAAACGAACCCTCGCGGGTGATGGTGACCCAGCTAGTGGGCTTGCCATCGGGCATGTCGGCCATGCCGGCCAGCAGCCGCACCACCTGGCCGGCCGCCTGTTGGGAGAGTTTGAAGTGTCGGGGTGATTGCATCGCCTACCTACCAGAGTCGCGCGGATGCGCGGTTTCTAGCAGGGTAAGCAAGGGGGGATGGTGGGATAAGGGGGGGATTACACCTCAATTACATACTAGCACTCACATCCTTTTTCGCTTGTTCCACAACATACTTTGCACAAAGAAGTCGCCGATTAAGCTGGCTCTCAAGATTGCTATACAATTCCGCCAATAATTTAAAAGTTTCAAAACCATAATATTTGTACGCATAAAAATAACCTCGAGCACACACTATCCAATGATCGAAACCACCTTCTTCTATATGTGCCACACTTTCACGCGCATACTTAATCAGCTCCAGCCTTTTGTTGCCAGACTCATAAAAATCCACAATCTTTAAAAGGTCGTAACGCCAGGGATACAAAGCCTCATCATTCCTCCAAAGATCAAGATAGCCAGATTTAACAAAAATCTGCGCAATCTCCCCATCCATTTTCGAGTTACCAATTAGAAAATCATTAATATCATTGATGCTTTCAACGTTAGGAGCGATTTTTCTTATCTCGCTCAAAAGCGCCTTAGTTACATCTCGCATTTCCTGAACGCTGTCTTTGCCACGAGATCTGAAATCAGCCATCGAAATAGATTGAATTACTCCATCAACAAAACTCAAAAGAGAAGATTGTTTCAAGTCATCTGGCGTGCAATAATTGGGGTTTTTAACCAGCCGAATGCCGGCCTCCTCAAAGGCTCGCGCAACCAGTCTTGAACAGAACTGCTTTCTTGATCCTCCGCTCTCAACATCAAAAATTGATAACCCTGCCTCCCCCATCGAATAGCCAGTTCCGATATTCGATCTTGCATAAATCTCAATTTTCTCAAACTGCTTCTCTGTCAAAGCTTCATTCATTCTTAAAACATAGATTGCGCAAGACTCTGGATATGGCATTTTCTGTAAATTTCGTGCATGAACACCATCGCCAGTAGAATCGACAACCGATCCGCCACCCAAATAAACCATAGCATGTGAAATATCACTATCCGTTACCGTTTTAATCAACGTACTTATACTCTCCTCGGAAGTAGTAAGAATGATGTCTCCCACCTCAAGCTTGTCAATATCAATCACTCTTACAAAATCTTCTTGAGTTTTACTTTCGCACTTAATGTCCATGGCAGCATCAACCGTTACGCTTGAATCATTTATCATACAAGAAAAACGAACTCAGATGAAGGAAGCACGCCTACCGGCCCAGCAGCGGCCTTAGGCAAATACGCCTTCGACATAACTAAGCGTATTCGGATGCGCCGGCCACGGGCAACTGGCGCGGTCGGGGTAGACGCCCGGCCCCAGCCCGTATTTGTCGGCGGTGGCGTGCAGGTCGCACACGTCGCGGACCCGGTGGTTGGGCGACAACATGAAGCGCACCCCCGCCACCCCATCGGTCTGGAAGGCGGCGCCCATGTAGGCCTCGCCGTGGGCGCGGTTGATCTCGGTGCGGAATACCCGCTCCGCCTGGTACACCACCCCTTTGCCGTTCACCGGGTCCGCCTCGCCGGTCATCAGGCTGCGCACGCGCCGACCCAGCTGACCGGCTTTGGCCCCGTTGTAGGCGTGGGCGATGTCGTCCGGCACGCCCTCGCCGCGTCCCATGCTGCGCAGCATGGCCTGGTGCGCGCTTTCTCCATTTATCACGGCAAACTGGATATGGTCGGCCAGCGTTTGCGCCGCCTGGCGGTTGATGCGCCATAGCCGGTCCGACAGCTGCAGGCCGTCGGCGGCGACAAAGCCGCGCACAAACGATACGGCGGCGTGATTGACGGCAAACAGCTGGGAATCCGGCAGGGCGCCGGCAAACACGCCCGCCCCCACCTGCGCCGCGGCGTCCAGGCGGCGGTACAGCAGCCCGTCGCGCCGCTCGTTCAGGCGCTGCAGCTGCTCCCGGATGTGCGAGAGAACGGATTGCAGGCTGTCCAGCGTCACCCGGTCGTCCTGGTCGGCGGCGCGCTGGATGTGCTCCACAATGGCGTCGCCGGCGTCGTCGTAGATCTCGATCAGGTCCTGCACCGCATCGTCGGCCAGCTGGTTGCGCTGCTCCACCGCCGTCAGCGTGGCGGCGCGGATGGCGGCGGCGCGTTCCAGATTACTGGCCATGGCCAAGGTCCGTTGCCGACTCCCCCTTGCGGCCGTTGCCGGGGGTGATCTTCACCGTGGTCGCGCCGGCGTCCGGGTAGGGTTCGTAGTTTCGGGCGTCGCTCTCGCGCCGGGCTTCCACGTCGGCGGCGTTGTAGCCCATTTCTTCCCACACCATGGACTGCGGCAGGCCCAGCGCCTTGAGCTTCAATGCGCGGTCGGCGGTTTGCGTCATGGTTTCGGTGCGGCGCTCGGCAAACGTCACGCGGAAGGCTTCGGCGTCCGGGTTGATCCCCCGGAGCAGCAGCTGAAGGCGGAAGCCGAACTCGTACACCCACGCCAGCGTGTCCTGGAGTTGGTCCACTTCGTCGTAATAGTCGCGCTTGAGGTCTTCCAGGATGTCGCGCGCCATGCCGTCGGTGTAGCCCATCAGCCCCTTGGGCAAGGGGGTGCCGGCAAAGAAGGAATCCAGCAGGTACAACACATCGCCGATGTCGCCCAGCGTGGCGTCGCCCTGCATGGCTGTAACCCCGCCCTTCTTGTTGAGGTAGAAGTCCGTCTGGATCAGCTCCTTGTTGGCCTCCACCCGGTCCTGGTAGGCCTGCAGCTCGCTTTCCGTCGCGCCTTCCAGCACATGGGAGAGGCGCAGCGGCGCGCGGTGCTTGCGGCGGATCACCAGGTCGGTGTCGGTCATGCGCAGCTTGCGCCAGATCTCCCGGCTGGCGTCCAGGAACGGCCGCCCCAGCGCGCCCATATCGTCGAAGTTGTCCGGGTCCAGCCGCACCAGGGTGAGCTGCCACAACGGGAAGCTGGCCAGCGCCGCGCCGGCGGTGAGGTCCATCTGGGTGTAGGCGGCGCGCGGATCGAGAAACTGGCCATTGATGCCGACATTGGGCCGCATGGTTTCCGTGGGCATGCGCACGCCCGCCACCACGTTGCCGGCGACGTCCAGCACCCACTGCATGGGCAGGTTGCCTTCCATCAGCAGGCCGCGGGCGTCCGATTTGAGCTTTTCCGGCCGGGCCAGCTGCAGGCGTTGAACAAAGCGGGTCCATTCGCCCTGTATCTGGCTGGCCGGGTCGGTCTGCAGCAGCACCAGGCCGCCGCGCGTGACGTCGCGCGCCACGCGGTTGTGGATGCGCTTGACGCGGCCGTCCGACTTGTCCATCTGGCGGATGTCCATGATGGCAGCGCGCAGGTCGTAGTCCACCGCCATCTGCCGGTACATCGAGCGGATCTGGTTTTCCGGCGTGGAGCGCCGGCCGGTCTCAGTGGTTTGGCCTTGCGGTTCATCGGGGAGCGTGGTTTCCGCCGCCGCGGCGGCATTGGCGCCAGCCGCGGGCTGCGGCAGCCGTCGGCCAAAGCGGGCCAGCAGTGAGTCAAGTATCGCCATGGGTGGGTTCCTCTGATATCGGGGTGACGGACAGGACATTGCGCCAGCCGTCTATCAGCCCGGCCTCGTGCAGCTCCCGGATAAAGCTGTCGTCGCCAAACGCCGCCAGCCAGGACTCGCGCATTTGCGCCGCGCGGGCGCGCTGGGCCGGCGTCAACGGCGGCGGCGCGCGCTTGGGTTGTTCGGCCGGCCGGGCCAGTTTGTATTTGCCGTAGCTCATCGCATCCCCAGCAGTTGTTCGGTTGTCATGGCGCGGCTGGCTATCACCGTTGGGGTGTAGCTGGCCACGCCGCGGGTAAGCAGCGCCCACACGCCGGCGCTGGCGGCGTCGAAAAGGTCATCGCCAATCTTCGGGTTTGCCATCTTGTAGCTGTTGTAGCTGGCGCCCTGCACTGGCTTGGACTTGATATTGCCCAGCTGGCGGATGAAGCGCCCCCAGTCGCTGGCGTCGGCCTGCACCTGGTCCAGCGCGGACGGACCCCAGTGGGTGTTGGCGTGGTTCTTGGCCTTGAGGGCATCGGTGCCGTCATCCACATACGGGATGGCCGCCTGGCCGTTGTGGAAGGCCGCGCGCAGCGCGCTGGCCATGCTGTGCTTGGTCATCCCTTCGAAGCGAATCGGCGCGAACGGCCAGTGCTGCCATGTGCTGGCGGTGGACTGGCCCTCGCCTATGCTGCGGCGATCCACCTCGGTCAGGCCCTGGGCAAATAGCCGGTCATTCAGGCTGGTGAGCATGCCCAGGCCGTAAGCGTCGCCCATGGCGTAGTCAGGGCGGAAGTACTCCCACAAGCCCAGCAGATCGCGCTCCACCACAGCGTCGTCGGTACCGGCCGGCCAGGTTTTCACATAGGGGAAGGTAATGAAGTTGCCCACCTGCTCGCATACCGCCAGCGCGGAACAAGAGGCGTGGGCGCTCTCGCCGTGGCCGCTGTGGTCATAGCCGAAGGACAGCAGCCCGCGCTTGCGGTAACGCTGGCCCGGCAGTGGCCCGGCCGGGTTCAGCCCGGCTTGCAAGCCCACCGCCATGGCGCGGCGGATGTATTTCTCCCAGATCCAGTTTTGCGCGGCGGCGTTTATGCAGAGGAACTGGCGGATGTATTCCGCCTCCGGCAGCTGGGACTGCATCTCCAGCACAAAGGCCTCGTTGAGGATGCCCAGCTCGATGCCCAGGTACACGTCCACCGGCGGCAGGATGTGGTAGCCGCCGGTCTCGATCAGGTGGGACAACACGTCCGCACCCTTGTGCACCCCGGTGATGCGTATCTGCGGCTTGAAGCTGACGCCCTGGTCCACACCCAGCCGACGCGCGGAGCCAAGCATGGGCAGGAAGCGGGAAAACAGCCGGTCAGCCGGCATGTCGTCGGTCTCCTCCAGGCTGGCGAAGCTGATGCCGTCGCCGTCGATCTGGGACATGATGCCGTAGCAGCTGGCCTTGCTGCCGTTGGCGAACTGGTATTTCAGGTCCGCCAGCTGCGGACGCCCGCTCTTGTAGGCTATCCAACCGGTGAGGATGTCGCTGCGCCGGATGGCGTCCAGGTGATAGGTGATGTTGGTCTGGCTTTGCTGCAGCCGCGGGGCCACGATGCCTTCCTCCTGAAATGGCGTCGTGGCCAGGAACTCCAGCGCGTACATTTCCTTGACGGCGGTCTTGCCCGTCCGCCGGCAGCTGAAATCTACAGTGTTGGGGTTGGCGTCCATCTCCAGCATCTTGAGCACCTGCATCGGGTCCAGGTCCACGTTGTGCACGTGTTTGGCCCATAGCGCATGCGGCTTGATGCCGGTGGCCGGGTCCGGCCGGGCATAGCGCATCACCTCGGCCTCGGCACGGTGCTGCACCTTGATGCGCTGGGCGGCGCTGGTGCGCTCTCCGCTCACGGCTCGCCCCCGTTTTGCTGCTGGTATTCGATCAGCACCGGATCGCGCTGTTTCCGGGCGTTGGCGCGATCTGCCAAGATTTTGAGGGCGGCCATGGACTCGGCCTGCTTGGCTGCGTAGTCCTCCAGGGACAGCGTGCGCGGGACGTCGCCGGCCGGCGCCAGGCGGCCCATCTGTTGTTCTTCCTGCTCGATGGCTTTCGGCGTCATGCCCATGTCCGAGAGCGCCAGGTTATTGCGGGACAGGAATTCCTGCAGCGGTTTGAGCAGCGGGTGAGCTTTCACCTCCATAATCCGACGCGTCTGCCCTGTCTCCAAATCCTGGTACTCGCCGATCACGATCTCGCCTTCGCGCGTCACCGCCCAGGCCGGTGCTTCCAGTTTCACGCCGTCCGCGATGATGGTCTGCAGGATCTGCTGGATGATCGCGGTGATGCTGGCCTGAATCGAGGAATAAATGGGCGTCAGGTGCTTGGGATTGCGCTGCTCGAACGCGGCGTGGTGCACCATGAAGAGCTGGGTCTGCTTGATGCAGGCAGGCTGCGACGCGCAGTAGCCGTGATCCACGTCGCAGCTGCTGCAAGCGGGATACTTGCCGGGCCGCGCCGGGAAATACTGCGCCGTCTCCGCCGTCATCCCGTGCTTCATGGCGTTGAACCGAGTTCGCAGCGCCTCTTCAGCCGTGGGGTGGCCTTCCAGATTCTTGGCGCTGGCTGCCTTGCCGGCCGGTGTGCGCGGACCGGTGGCATTGGCCCAGGCCTTCACCAGCGCTTTGTGAAACGGCGCTTGTGCGACCTCCTCGCCGCACAGCGGGCAAGCTGAGAAATAGGCGAAGGGGTGGTGCTCCTGGTCGGCCGCCTCCTCTACTCGCGCCGGCTCGACATCAAAGGTATGCCGGCAATGGGGGCAACGGAAGGATACAGTTTCCAGGGGTTTGGAGAGGTCGCGCTTTGTGGCCATGCTGCCATTAAACGGCATGGCCTGGCGCGGGATAAGGGGGGGATATCTACCGGCTCTTGCTGATGATCTGCTTCAGCCGGCCGCACTCCAGCTCAACGCCCATCGCATCGATCAGCCGCTGGCGGATAAGCGGCAGCGCCATGCCGCTGCGCGCCAGCTGGCGAATGTAGGTGTCGCGCTGGTGGTGCTCGTAGCTGCGATAGCGCCGCAGCGTCAGCTCCAGCCCTCCCTTGGGGTGCTGCCACTGCTCTTCAGCATCCAGAACGCGCCACATCGCCAGAAAGGCGTCCATGCCGATCTCCGCCGCCACCCGCTGCCACGTCGGATGCATGCCCATCGCCCTCAGCTCGGCCAGGCGCGGATCGCGCGCGCGATTTTTTTCGGTCCCAAAGGCGAGTTGGGAAGGATTGCAGTTATCCAGGTACCCTCCCCCCCTGGCCGGGAGGTGTCCAAGGCCTTGCCGACCCCCCACCCTATGCCGGGCCACCCTGCCGCCCACGCCGCCGGGGAGCCCACCCCGTGCGATTTCCTGCCCGCCACTTCGCTTTTCCATATCCGCACCTCTGCTGTAATCCCCATCGCCCCGTCCCGTCACTTCGCTTTTTGTTGGAAAGCGAAGTGGGAGGAGGATGGGTCTGATTTTCGATTTAGCCCGTTTTGAAGGTCACTTTGGAAATCTGGTGTAACCCTCTTGGGACGGCCACTCACACCACAGAGTTAATTCCCACACTATGGCTTGTACGAAT